GTCGTTTTCAAACTTAGGAGCCTTAGGGATATCTACATTAGGAATGAGATTAAGGCTATCAACTGCAAAGTCTGACACACCAGCTACAACTGCTGTTTTAGAGGACTGATGTGCATTTGGGTCTGTAAAGTAGCTTTCTGGTAAACCAAAGGTTTGAGGCTCTTCTGTTTGTTGTTGTGGAGGTGCCTCTGCAGGAGCAGCCGTAGCTGCTGGCTGGGACACCTCAGGTTGTTCAACTTCCGGTTGCATAGAACTCAGTGACTCTTCCAACACACGTTGTTCACTAGCAAGCTGTGCCAACTGTTCAGGAGTCAGTTCTGGGGGCGTACCCCCTGGAAGCTGTTCTTCATAATCATTCATCTTAATCTACTTGTGTAGGATCGTAACCGATAACTGCATTAACACTTTGAATCCATTCAAGCTCTGCCTTTTCATTTGTAGGTAGGCTGATAGGTGGTGCTACATCAATAGCAAACCCTTTACTATGAGCACTGTCCAAATCGTTAGGACGCATGTATGAGCTAATTCTAAACCCTTTACTTTCAAACAATTGTTTAGCAGCTAAGGCTTCCTCTTGTGTTGCAAATTCATAGTGCACATGCATGTTGTCACCGCCATGCCCATGGGAATCGTATACAATAGGTCCGAATTTACGATCTTTAAATCTAGGATCGTTACTTACATATTGTACAACATCAAACCGAGTGGGTGCGGTGCTTAGACTTTTATTGTTGATGTAGTTCCCCCGCACGCGCATATCATTAGTACTGTAAGGAGCATTATGCAAACGCCTTGTAATAGGTTTCAAATTTTGACGGATATTCTCCGCCTGTACATTAAGTGGAATAGCAGGTTGATTGAGACCAGAAGCAAAATAATTCATAGCCTCTATAGGTGACATAAACATTCTACCAGCAGCAAATTTAATTCGTTCACTAATCTCACCACGCTGCATTGCGTAGTAATCTTCATAGAATTTATCCTGACCATAAGCATTTACAGCTTTATATGGGTCAGTTCTAAATCCTTTTGTTTGTGCTGCAGCAGTAAAATTAAGACGGAACTGAACCTCTTCTTCACCTCTAGCAACATCTGATTTCATTTCAGCGAGCATTTTAGTGTAGTTACCATTGCCATCAACAGCGCCTTCTCTAGCCTGCTCTACTTGAATCTCTTTTAAAACCTGACCAAAAGCTTCTTCTGGTGTAAAATTTTTTTCAAAGATAAGATTCCGGTATTTCCGCTCAGCTTGGTGTTGATACCTTACAACAGTTGTATTTTTAATACCAGCCAGCGGAGCATGTTGTACATTAGGCGGTTTGATGATCTCTGCTTTAAGAGTAGCAATGTGATTTTTAAAATCATCACCACCTTTAAGTTTTTCCTGCTCCCTAGCAACTGGCAAGAATTGTTGCTGGATCTTATAGTTACCAACTGACTGTACTTCAGCAACCGTAAGGCTGCCTTGATTGGCTAGTTTTGTCAGACGTTCTACTTGAGCAGCCGATTCACGAGCAGGCAGTGTCATGGTTTGAGCTTCATTCCAAGCCTTACTGTTATAACCAGGTGTTGCTTTTTGGTATATCAGCTCCAGCTCAGCCCGCTCTTGTTCAGATAGATGGCCGTCACCATCAGCAACAAATTCATTAATTTTAGCTACCAATTTGGTTTCAACAGCAAGGTTCTGTTCGGTTTCCTGAAGCTTGTATTCACCAACTTTTGACCTTCTGTATTCATTACGAGCTTCAGCCAGTGCGGTTACTTCACCTGTACCTGCACGTTCCCTAGATGTCCTGAGTGTGGTTACATTACCGTTAACACCGTCGTACTCAAAGTCCAAAATATCATCAATAACTTCATCCCAATCTACATTAGAATTAGTATCTTTTGAACGGTTTGTTATCCATGTAGCCAAAATCTTAAATTTTTCAGTTGACGGATTAGCAGTCAACCAAGCCATAACTTTTGGTACACCACCATTCTCAAAGTCAACATTAAGTGTACGGATGGTGTCTTGGAAGACAGTTTCTTTTTGCTCTTGTTTATATGCAGCATCAAAAGAATTTAAGATTTGAGTCTCTACCCTTTGCATAATAGGGAAGACTTGAGTAGCAAGTAGGTCTGCATTCAGTGCCTTAGTAGGATCATCAGCACTTACAAAACTACCAGCAAACTCATTTCTAAAAACTTGGTATGCTTGCTTTTTCTGATCTAAAGTAGCACCAGGGTTTTGCTTTTCAAAATCTGCGAGAAACTGCTGGCTAGCTCCGTGGAACAAATAAGCAGTATTTTGGGCAACAGCAATGTTATTAATAAACCCACGTGTATGGCGGGTTTGGTATAACGAATAGAAAGCTTCAAGGTTACCACCCTCTTCAATCTTTTTCCTAATAAAATCTTGCTGACCAAATTCAGCCTTAGTAAGATTATTAGTCAAAGCTTGGATTGCTACAACTGTTTTAAAATCAGCACCAGCAGTGAATGCTTTAGCAGCATTAGCTTTTGTTTGCTTCTCAGTGATGTTTTGATCAATCTGAGAATACAAGGTAGTTGCCCCTTTTGCAAAGGACATTAAAGATTCAAAATTTTTTTGTTGAACAGCAGCTCGTGCTTTTTCTGCCTCAAGTTGTAGTTGATAATCTTGATTGACTTGGTCTCTAAAAGCTTGACGGTTCTCCGTTTCCATTTGGAAATTTTGATCCCGATTAGCTTGTTCAAGACCTTGTACCATTTTCTGCGCTTGCAGATAGATACTTTGGTTTTCTTCTAGAAAAGCTTGAGCCGTGTTCATACCACGAACGGTTCTAGCTGTTTCTTCTTTAATCTTAGCAGTTTTATCAGGAAGCTGGATTTGATTATCCCTAAAGCTTCCCTGCTTTGCAAAGCTTTTAAATTTAGACATAGTAAATTAGTTAGGCAGAGAGTCGAGGATCATCCGGCATAGTGATAGGTGAATTTATGTTGCCCCCACCAGACCCGCCAGTGGAGGCATTAGGAAAAGGGCTCCAACCCATCCCTGTAGCTAGACTTGCAACACTCTTAACCTGGTTAAAGATACCAAGGGCCACACTTTCTTGTGCAGCAGGTGGTAGTGCGTTCAACGGTGGTTTTTCGGCCTCAAAGATGTCCTGGAATTCAGGACGTGGCAGTGCAAACGGTTTCGGCAGAGGAGGTGCAATCTCAGGTTTCAGTGCAACACTATTTTCAGCATCAATTGTTGCCTGTAAGAGGTCAGCTCTAATTTGATTACGTACTGACATGTCACTAGCCATAAGACTATCTCTAGTGAAATCATACCCAACCTGATCCAACATAAACTGTTGGTTTAGACCCATAAAGGCTTGAGATGTTTTCTCTGTGCTAGACATCAGGTCTTTAATAATTGCACCTTGACGTGCATTAGACTCAGCCATTCTACCTAGCACACCTTTAGCAGCAGTACGTCCTGCTGTACCACGTGCGACGGAAGCTCCAGTAGCTTTAAGGGTAGCAATTCTTTCAGCTTGAGCTTGAACAGCTGCACCAGCTTTAGCTTGACGTTGTTGTAAACCAAGTCCTGCTGCAGCGTTTCTATACTGCATCAACCCTTCAGTCTCGTCCATTGCAAGCGTAATGAGCTGCTCATGAAGGAAACGGTCTTGATTCAGGTTGGCTACATAACTAGCAATTTCATTGAAACCTTGCTGATTCAACGCCCGACTTACGGACTCACCATAAACACGTTCATTTTGTTGATGCTCGTAGGCACGGACACTCATTCCGTGATCCCACTTTTGCATCAGGTTTTTTTCCTGAAAATCTAGATTAGATTCAGTATTCCTTGTGAGGATTTCTAGACCTTCAACAGCATAGTCATACTTACGTTTCTGTTGACCGCCTAGTTCATCAGAATCTTTATCACCCCATTCAAACTCGTAGTTTGCTATCAGGTTCTTTTCTTGAATTTTCCGAACCTTTTTGGCATGTTTATTGCGTCTTGATGCGCCACCATCAAAGATATCAAAAAACCTCATACTCAGACCCTCCTATAGAAACGTGGTGTATAGTTACCCTCCCACATCATAGCATTAACTGCCACCGGGAATGGTGAGTTATTAAACATTTTTAATCTAAAATTTTCTGTACGTTGATGAATAGGGATGGTAAACACGTTTTCATTATCAAGTGGTACATCATTGGCTAGATACGTGTTGGCTTCGATTACCGGTTGAACGCTAAACCAGTCTTTAATAAAGAACTTGATCTTTGCATTATTAGCAGGTGCTGAAGTAAAGACAATAGTTGTGTCGTTAGTAAAACTGAATCCAGTCTCATTAATACCATTAACCGTTACTTGGACATCAGATCTGTCTACATAATCCAGGTCACGTTTGTTAAACGTAAAGGTAGTGGTAGAACCATCACCAGTGAATTTAAGTTCATAAGGCAGCCTACCAGTCTGCTGCAGTTTAAAGCTCATCATACCAGACAAACCAACAGCAAACTTCATACGTGCAACGGTAAGGTTAGCTGTAAAGTCAGTCACTTTTGGATCCGGTCTAAAGTAAGTTCTAGGTAGTTCAACATCAAAGTTGTACTTAAACCCTACAACAACATCAGACGCAACACTGGTAAGGTCTTTATTAGCTACACTAAAGTAAGGATTAACACCATCATCAACGGGGTCAGGTGTAACAGTAAACCCTGATTCAACAAATGAACCTGTTTGTGTGGAACCTTTAATTACAATAATGGGTGTCAAGGAAGATACATTATTGTATGGAAGATAGCACTTAGATATCTTGTTAACTGAATCATAGACAACGCTAGAAGCTGTTGCATACAAGTCTACACAAGGGTTGACCTTTTGACCTTGGTTGTTGACAATAATAGCCTGCTCAGGGCTCTGACTCAACGCTGCTTGGAGCAGTGTAAATTGATTACCTTGTTTAGTAACCACGTACATGTCATCAGAGTCAGTCACCATAAACTGGACAGTTCCTGGCAGTAACCAACTAACCCAAGACTCCATAAGGTTTTCTCTACCGTCACTATAATAACGGAAAATGTAAACTTCATTTGACGCTTGCCCAGCCATTGCAATCATTGAGTTCTGAGGGCTGGCAATAAGCTGATCAATATCAGGTGAAATCCATTCTTTCACAACTCTAGACAAGTCCAGCACCTGGGGGTTCTCTTGCTGACCCCTTGTAACCATACTAAACACCCTAGAATAGCCAGGTGTTTTAGTTACAAAATTAATGTTAGTACCGACATCAACAGGCTCAATTTTACTATCCATTTGATAGTTAGACAGTGTCTGAATTGTTGCTAACGATGTGGTAAGAACACCAGCATCTGCAAACAAAATAAACTGCTGGTTTTCAGAGAATAGGATTACACCTTGAGCAGTTGGAAGTGCAGCATGTAGAGAGGTTGGTTGTGTCGATGAACAGCTTAAATCAATCGGATCAGATTCAAGAATAGTCTGAGCTGACTTAAAGTAAAAATCATAGAATCCACCAGACCGGCTTAAAATTACATTATCTTTAGACAAAAATCCAAGCCTGTTATTATGGAAGAATCCAGCACTGATCTTTTGGTTTACAAAACTGGGGTGAGAATTAGTTACATCATCACCTACCAACCTGTTTTTGTAATCAATCCGTTTAAATTCAAAAAAGTCTGCTTTAGGATTAAGCAGCTCATGCGGCATGGTTGCTTTATTCAGACCTGGAGATACTGTAGGGTCAACAGTTTCTTCCCAATAACCCTCTCCAGATATGTTATCATGTGCTACAAATTCAGCCCAATATGAACCGGCAGCAGAGTTAGTATTGACAATTTTTACAAGACGACCTTGTACTGATTTAAAGGGTAGAAGACCCACACTACCTACTTCATCCTCAACAACAGTCATACCTTTGTTGTCTATACCACCCTCAGCGTGACTGTCCATAGCATAGGTAAGGCTTTTAAGCTCGATCGAATTGCTAAGCTTTGTTTTTTCTAGCAAAGCGTGGGCACCAGTCCAAGTACTCATACCGTTGGTTCCGGTTAATAGAGCATCTAAAAGATCAGTTACATCATCGGAAGAAGTAGTTGTATGGTAAGCAATTTGAGTTACACCATTAATTGTGACTTCAAGAGTATACTTAGTCCCAGTCGTTAAATACTGAACTTCAAAACTAGCTCTTCTCTTTGGATTGTAGGTGGTAGGTTTATCCTGCTCCTTTACTTCTACACTACTATTAACGATAATAGAAGTATCTTGTACAGTAATAATTTTATAATCTGTTTTAACACTACTAGAAGTTAAGTAACTGCTAAAATCAATACGATCAATTACTGCGGTTACATCAGTACTAGTGCCAGCAGTTGCTGCTGCAACAGTAATAATGTCATTGGGTTGATAACCAGAACCCTCATTATTAACATAAATCCTAGTAACAACATTACCTTCTATCTCCAAATCAACAGTTAGATTTGTTCCAGATCCTGATGTAGTTGTTGCTAGATTTGTTTGATTAGTCGCACCGCTGGTACCGTTACCTGTAATCTCGCTAACTACTGTTGTAACAACCTTACACGTAGCTTGTGTAGCAGCATTCCAGATATTAATACCGGAATTTTTAATAACACCTACGTATGATTCAGAACCGTCACGGTTAATATAGAACCACTTACCATCATCATAAGTGGTACCAGTACCTAGGTTAAGAATATGTTTAAAACCAGGCCGTTTAGTTAGCCCGTATGTAGCATCAGGAAAGCCGTTATAGCACTCACGGACTTGACCTGGTAGCTTTTTATCATCTGATTGTTTAGAGACGCCACCAAGGTAGCTCCCGATCCGTTGAGTAACTGCAGCCATTTATCGATAAAGTGCGTTGTATGGTTTGTAACTTTTGTACCTATTTGTGTTACCCGAATGACCAAAGAATGTATAGTCACCTTGATTACACTCATACTCCATTGCTGTAGCTCTAGTAAAAGCTTCTTTTTGTTGTAGGATTTGGTACTGTTGACCATCTCCGACAATACGACTTGAAACAGTAGAGGCAGCACGGGCGGTAATAAAATCAGTAATAGGTGTGGGGATATCAACCCAGTCAAACAACCAGGTAATATCACACTCTACTTTGTCAGTAAACGTATAGGTATGTTCAGCTTTGTCATAAAGCTTACCGTTACGTCTGATTACATCTTTATCCATGTTAGCAGCATTATCCGTCAGGTCAATCTGCAGAACATTATTAGGGATAAGGATTTCGTTATTAGTATCAGGAGTCATATCATAATGAAACTCCTTATTAAATGACCACCCCTCAGCCTGTACTTCCCTAGAGACTTCGAGCAAAGTCTGATAGGCAATCGCAACGTCCGGGTTGGTTTGATCTAGGGTAGTAACAGGGGCTTGACCACATGACTGCAAAATTTGATTTACTGCAGGAAGCTCCTGGGTTGCATTAGTGGTAGGAAATGTCATTGATTCTCATTCTCAATAAGGAATTAAAAAAAAGGAGCCCCCGAAGAGGCTCCCAAAATAAATATCAGAATGCGGAAGGAGCAGTAGCACCCACGTACAGCTCAACGCTGGCAGCGGGGTTCAGGTAGTCTGCGCCACAGGCGAGACGACCCAGCATCACGTCACCTTGGTAGATAACGGACACATCTCCACTGGTCACTTGGACCTGAGGGCCGATTGCTTCAACCATACCGGCAGCTTCTTTTTGGAAGATAAGACCACAGGACTTGCTACCAACTTCAGCAGCAGTACCATAATCGTTGTTAATTCCAGTGCTAGCGCCGGAAGCATCTTCCAGGGTTTCACCCACGAAAGAACCAGTGTTACCAGGATCGGTTACACCAGTGGTGCCGCCATAAGCAGTACCATACTTGCCAAGGAACGGAATGTTCATGGACTTGTAGACCTTAATACCAGCAATCTCAATAATACCTTGACCACTTTGCAGTGCGGTGCCTTGAGTGTCACGGTTGATAAGACCATTGGATCCAACAGCTTGGATCAGTTCGTAGTACTGACGGGGGTTCAGGACAGCGACACGTCCGTCAGAGCTAACACCCTTCTCATCGAGAGAAGCTGCTGCATCGTAGAATGCAGACACCAGGTTAGCAGAGTTATAAGCGTCAGAATCGTTAGTAGTAGAACCCACACGAATCTGAGTACCACCCGGCTCAACATAGTTAGTGGCAGACACAGGGGATGCCTGACGTGCACCACGTGCAATAGCACGGAATGCAAGACGGTCATACTTCTCAGCCAGAGCGTAACCGATCTTACGGCTAATCTCAGAGCGGAGATCGTAATGAGCCAGAACTTCGTCCAATTCATACACGAATGCGGAGCTGATCAGCAGATCATCAATTGTGATCGTCTTTTCAGCCACCGGGGGTGCGTTGTTGGTATCACCCAGGATGCTGTTTCCAGGAGTATGGAACTCAGACTTTGTACGACCCGTGTAAATGAACTGCAGAGATTTGCCGTTCTTCAGGGTACGACGCATAATCAGATCACGAGCGATCGTGTTATGCTGGAAACCTTTAAACATCTCACCTGAAAATAGCTTCAGGTAAAGAGCGCGAGTATCATTCGCAAGGTTAGCTTGACCCAGCTGAGTAAGCTGTGCTGGGTTTACAGAAGATTGAAAAGCCATTATTGTAAGTTAATAATAAATATAAAACACTACCAATCGATTGATAAAAAAATTTTTGTGGTAAAAAATTAAGGTCTCTACCAAACCGGTTCGGCAAAGGGTGTCCGCGTACGGGCCAATGCCAAATACTGAAGGGGAGCATTGCACTCCCCAGTCCGCTTTTACGGAATCAGTCGATCTCTTTATACACTACACCACGGTAGCGGAGGGCATCAGTATGATAGCGCTCTGCACGCTTTTTCTGTGATGCAAGGAAACGAATGAGATTGATAGACATAATAATTCTCCGTAGACCCTAGCCCCGTTCCATGCTAGGCAATTATGCGTCTAATGTTGACTCCAAAACCATACGATTGAACTGTGTCTCTAGGAACTCAATGTCAATCTGTTCTTGTGGATGACCACCAGACCAATTTCTTTTGTATTCACTAAGAGCATCACGTATAATACGTGCGCCGTGATCGTCAATTTGTATGTCAAACATAGATGAACGTACGAAGATTAGCCGATGGCCGGAGCCGTCAGCGCCACTGGAGTAGTCTCAGCGGCTGCCAAGTCCAGTGGAAAGTTGTGGGCGTTGCGTTCATGCATCACTTCCATACCAAGACCAGCTCGGTTAAGAATGTCCGCCCACGTATTGATCACAT